TCAAGTAGCAGGGGAAAACATACCCACAATGCGAGTAGGGTCATTGCCTTGGGCCGTGTCATGAGGCGACACAATGGGCCGCATGGGGGGGGGTACATGGATTGCGCAGCGGACGGCCCCCCCTATTAGTAGTAACCCGCATATAGCACGACCCAAAAAATAGAACGTGTAAAGTTAGCACCCCCTTGACACACCCGTCACCCTCCGTGCTATATTGCGGCTATGGACAACCTCCCTCTCAATCACACCAAGTGGAATGATCGACTGGCCTTTGATGTAGCGCTGACCCTTGAGGGCAGTGGCGAGACGCTTCAAGAAATTGTGGGGCGACACCGCATCACGACCAGCGACGTCCTTGCGTTCAACGCCGACCCCATATTCTTGAAGAAGGTGGAACACTACCGCACTGAGGTAAGGGAAAAAGGGCTGACGTTCAAACTCAAAGCTCGCGCCCAAGCCGAGGAACTGCTCACCACCTCGTGGCTTCTCATTCACGATGCAGCCGTATCCCCCGCCGTGAAGGCTGACCTGATCAAGAGCACCGTAAAGTGGGCAGGGTTAGAACCCAAAGATGCTGGCCCACAGGATCAAGGCACTGGTGGTGTGAAAATTACCATCAACCTTGGCAGCGACCCCCGTGATACCCGTACTATTGAAGCAACCACTACCGAGATTGAAGATGCAACTGCCATCGAACATTGAAGACCTGTTTACTCAAACCCACGACGGATTTAAAGCCATGAAACTGCGTAGCGCCAGCGAAGCCATTATGGTAGAAAACGCGCTGCAACGCGCCGAGAAGTCCTACCAGACCAAGATTACACGAAGTAAAAAACGTGGGCGCGAGTTCATCGTGTTGCTGGTGGGCACAAGCGAAGAAGCAGTACATGCCGCTTGACATTGACTACACCCCGCCGCCTACGGGCAAGAAGTTTATGGCGTCCAGCGCCAAGATGCGCACGCTTGTGGGGCCGGTGGGCAGTGGCAAGAGCGTGACATGCTCCTTCGAGATTGTGCGCAGAGCGTCGATGCAAGAACCCAACGCGCAAGGGATACGCAGGACTCGGGCTGCTGTGGTGCGTGAGACGGTGCGTCAGTTGCAAGATACGACCATCAAGACCTTCCTCGACTGGTTCCCGCCGGGGCAGTGCGGGCAGTACATGCGCACCACCAAGACGTACTTCTTCAAAGTGGGCGACGTGGAGTGTGAGATTATGTTCCGCGCTCTGGATGACGCTGACGACGTGGCTAACTTGAACTCATTGGAGTTGACTTTTGCGTGGTTCAACGAGTGCCGCGACATCCACCCCGACATCGTAGACGCTATGTCCAAGCGTATTGGGCGGTTCCCCTCGGCCAAGGACGGTGGGCCGACGTGGCATGGCATGTGGGCGGACACCAACCCGCCGACGATGGACACATGGTGGTATTACCAGATGGAGGGGCTTGACCCCAAGGATGGTGTGTCGGCCAACAACAACGGCTGGGATGTGTTCAAGCAACCCTCGGGGCGCAGTCCTTACGCTGAGAATATTGAGAACCTGCCCGACGGGTACTACGATACGCAGGGTCGCTCAGAAGAATACATCCGTGTCTACATCGACGGTGAGTACGGCCTGTCGAGTGCAGGTATGCCGGTGTACAAATACTTCCGGGCGGACTACCACATGGCGAAGGAGCGGCTGCGGCCTATCGTCAACGGGGTGCGACCCATCGTCATCGGCATGGACTTAGGGTTAACCCCAGCGGCTGTGCTAGGACAGCAAGACCCACGGGGGCGTGCCCTCATACTTGACGAGTGTGTATCGTTTGACATGGGAGCGCAGCGGTTTGTGCGCACCATGCTCAAGCCTCTGCTGTACGAGAGATTCCCCGGCACTCCGGTGTTCGTCATCGTTGACCCGGCGGGTACGCAGCGGGCGCAGACCGACGAGCGCAGCGCGGTGGACATCATCAAAGCTGAGGGGATGAAAGTTATCCCGGCCAAGACCAACTCCGTTGCGGCTCGCATCAACGCAGTAGACGAGTACCTCATGCGGCAGGTGGACGGTGACCCGGCGTTCCTCGTTGACCCCCGCTGCACACAACTCAAAGCAGCCATGATGGGTGGATACCGCTTCAAGCCCAAGGGTGATGGAGACATCGACAAGAACAAACATTCGCACGTGGCTGAAGCGTTGCAGTACCTCATGCTGCACATTGCCTCGGCGGGTGCAGGTTCAGTGCTCTCACAGCGCCGTGATGTCAAAGCCGTTGCGGCTGCGGGGTGGACGTGATATGCTTGCGGTGCTGCTCACGCAGTTGTCATCCCCACCCGCAAAGTTGGGAATTTGCCCCCTGTGTGCTCCCCTGCCACCGGGGGCTTTCTTTTTTCCCGGTAGTGTGTATACTTGTTGCTAGAATCCTGTTGTAACTCAAGGAGCAGTCATGCAATGTGGTCAAGGTAAACCGTTTACAGTAACGTCTACTAACTCCAAGATGGGTAGCGCAGCCGTTAGGTCTTATCAAGCAGGCGGCGTGGTAAAGAAGCCTGACTCCGATCTTAAAAACACAGTTGGGCCACTAGGGCGTTCGCCATTGGGAGGCAACGTAGACACCGGTGGGCCACTAGGGCGTGCGCCGTATAACACCGGCGACGAAGACACCGGTGGGCCATTAGGACGTAGTTATTTGAAGATGCCAAACAACAGACCAGATGATAAACCTAAGATGTCTACAATGCCAAACAACAGCCCAAATGATGATAAACCTAAAATGTATAAATTAAAGAAATAAATGGCCGGACTGACATTTCTTCGCGTAGTCAATAACACCGAACTTGCTCGGCAAGAACGGGAAACTACTGACCGCGCCCTACAAGAGCGTCAGAACCAGTCCGTTATTCTTGGCTTAGCGTCGTATTTGCGCGAGTGCTGGGATGTTGCCCAGATGGCAAAGCGCCCTCTTGAGCAGAAGATGCTGCAAGCGCTACGTCAGCGCAACGGTGAGTACGATGCAAGCAAGCTGCAACAGATTCGCACACAGGGCGGCTCTGAGATTTTTATGATGATCACAGAGGTCAAGTGCCGTGCGGCTGAGTCATGGCTGCGGGACATCTTGCTGGATAACGGCACACCACCGTGGGACTTAAACCCGACGCCCATCCCTGATCTCAGCCCTACGCAGTCCAAGGAAGTGCAGGCCATTTTTGCGGAGCGTGTTCTCAAGATGGTTGAGGAATACGGCAAAGCACCCAACGCCAGTGAGATACGCGAGATCAAAGAGATGGTGTCGCAGGATTACCGCTTTGATATTTTGCAGCAGGCACAGATTCGTGCCGACAAGATGAAGCTCAAGATTCAGGATCAGTTTGCACAAGGCGGCTGGGGTGATGCGTTTAACGACTTCATCACTGATTTGGTTACTTACCCCTGCGCCTTTATCAAGGGGCCAGTGGTGCGCCGCCAGCGTGTGCTGGGCTGGAAGGTAGACGCCACAGGTCGCACTGTTGTTGAGCCTACCGAGCGCCTTGGCCCTGAGTGCGAGCGGGTCGATCCGTTCTACATTTATCCTGAGCCGGGAATCAGCAACATCAACGAGGGCTATTTGTTTGAGTACCACCCTCTGAGTCGGATGCAGTTGTCTGATTTGATTGGTGTTCCGGGCTACGATGACGACGCCATACGCAAAGTGCTGGAGATCGGCAATGGTATGTCGTGGATCAACTTGGATGTGGAGTTGCAAAAGAACGAGGAGGAGCGCAAGTTCTACTCGTACATGAAGCCTACGACTGAGTTTGATGCACTGGAGTTTTGGGGCAAAGTCAGCGGCAAGATGCTTATCGAGTGGGGTCTGACTGAAGAAGACGTACCCGATAGCGCACGAGAGTACGACGCCAACGTCTGGATGGTGGGCAATATTGTCATCAAGGCCGTATTGAACTATGACCCCCTCGGCGAGAAGCCGTACTGCAAGACTTCGTTTATCAAGTGCCCCGGTGCATTCTGGGGTAAGGGCATACCTGAGATCATCGAAGACCTGCAAGGTGTGTGCAATGCTGCCGCACGTGCACTCGTCAACAACATGGGTATCAGCAGCGGCCCACAGGTTGAGGTCAACGTGGAGCGTTTGCCGCCAAACGAAGACATCACCCAGCTTGCACCTTGGAAAATTTGGCAGACTATCAACGATCCTGTAGGATCAAGCGCTCCCGCTATTCGGTTTACGCAGCCTGATTCTCGTGCCAGCGAGCTTGTGTCCGTGTACGATAGGTTTAGCCGTCTGGCTGATGACCACTCGGGCATTCCTGCCTACGTGTATGGCGACCTTAACGTGCAAGGTGCTGTGCGTACGTCGTCTGGCCTGTCCATGTTGATGGGCGCTGCCGGTAAAGGTATCCGACAAGTCGTGATGCACATTGACACTGATGTGGTCAAGCCCATTGTTATGCGCCAGTTTGTGTATAACATGCGCTATGACGAAGATGAATCAATTAAAGGTGATGTTCAAGTTATTGCCAAGGGCGCAATTAACCTTGCGGTCAAGGAAACTGTTAACATCCGCCGTATCGAGTTCCTTAA